GTCTGTACCACAGTCGCATCATCAAGGGGAAAGCCCGCAAGTATTTCAAACCACCCACGATACTTCTCAAGCCTGCCCGTCTTCTCTTTTGGCGTTGCACCGTTCATAGATTACTTGACTCGTACCCTGTTCACCTCATTACACTTGCACTTTATTTCCACATAGCTCCCAGGCTTCAGGTCGCACTTGGCTATGATACGCCCGCATTGCGAACACCTGTATACGTCTAGCTTGACCTCTGTTGCTGACATCATACCACACCCGTTATGCACTTTCCACACTGATAACAATCAGCACGCAGATTACGATTAGCGCCAATGCAAACCAGTTCCGGTTTATTGTGGCTGCAATGCAACCCATGCCGCAGAGAAGATAACCGCTAAATCGCATAAACCTGAATATCATGCAGCCCCCACCCTGGCCGCTACAGCCTCATAATCCCTTGTCAGTATCGCCGCAATCTCCCGCTCCATCCTGCGCTCTATAGCCGTCCTACGTCTCTCAGGGCTTGGCTTGGCTGCCTTGTACTGCACACCGCTCGGTAAAGCCTTCAGGGGCAGCATGGGCGCTGTGGGTGCAACCTTGTATGTCTCATCATCAGGCTCTACGGGCCAGCCCGTCGCCGTGCGCGCTTCGCTTCGCTTGATCCACCCGCTATCGTATCCTTGCGAGAGACGCTGGTAGAGCTTGGCCTGGTCGTCCTGTAGGACACGTACTTGGGATAGGTCAAAGACGACAGTCTCAGTATCGGGGTCTCCGAAGTCGGGTAGAAGTTGCGTGCCGAGATCGTCGGATAGAACCATCTGAGTGGGGATGATGTTTTGCTCATATGCTTGCTGTCTCGCTTCGTCCATGTTGTTGTATGTGCTGCGGTCTAGCCCCGCCCCCAACCCCGCTACCACAGCAGGCCAGGACAGGAGGGCAGGTATGCGCTCTTCGGGTATGCGACGTAGGCCGACAAGGTTCATCTGCTCAGGGCTGAAGGAAAGGATGTCCACGCTCACGCTGTCCGTTAGCACCAGAGGTTCCCCGCGTCTGTCGCCCCCGAACTTCTGCATAAACAGGTTCTTGACTTGCTCAGGGTCGGCTATGACACCCTGGTCCTTCGGTGCTATCACTACGCCCGGTATGCCCATGTTACGCAGCATGGAAGCGGAGTAGCGCGCGGCTTCGTTGTCTGTCCACACTTCGCGGAGTGCGCTGGCAAGAGGGGATATACCCCGCCGGATATTCTGCGGGTCTATGCCGAACCTGAAGTGGACAACGTCTTCTTTCTTCACTTCAAGCCATTCGCTGCCCCGCTTGACTTCGTAATGGCTAATGAACTCTTTACCGGACGAGGGCCACCGGCAGCGTATGGTGAAGTGAGGCTCGTACCAGAGTTCCACCACTTGCCCCCCACCGCCTCGCACCTTCAGCCAGTATGCGTTACCGTCCAGGTTCAGCGAGTAGACTGTGGCTTGCCACAGGAGGCGCCCTGAGAAGTATTCGTTAGGCTTCTTGAGTAGCTTGGCCATTGGGTGATCGCCCACTATCTCGCTGCCACCGTCGCGGTTAGTCCTCATCACTTTCATGGGGGCTTCAGGGAACGCGCGCATAATGCTTTGGATGCACGTCATAATAATGGCGTTCTGTGACAGGTCGCCCGCTTCTACCGCGTAGTCTACAGTCGAGCCGTATGAGGCCCAGCCTGCATAGGAGGTGTACGAGTCGCCTAGCCAGTATGATTGACCGTTGCCGTACATGAAAGTCTTTACAGCGTCTCTCACGCGCTCGATAACGCCGCGCTGAGGAGTTGGCCTGGCTTGTATTGCTGTGCTTGCCATTATGCCTCGTCTGATTTTAGCGCAGTAACCAATTGCGTCAATACACGGTCAACTATTGCATCAATCTTACGCTTGCCGCCATAGTATTTCATTGCTCGAAACATCTTCCATCGCCATCTGCCGTAAGTATTCTGCATTATGCCACCTGCCCACCCATTCTCATTAGCTCGGTGATAGCCCACACCACCGCGTCCATCCTATCGGGGCTATCCCCTGCCCCTGCCACGTAAGTACACATCTGGTCTTCCAGTGCGGGGAACGCACCGACGTGATGCACCTTGCCCTGTTCGTAAAGCATTGACACCGGCTCGGCCCTCGTCAGCTTGCCCCTCGATGCATGGACTTTGCGAACGGGTATCGTCTTGTCTATCCCTTGCATGAGCGTCTGTATCAAGTCGCCCCCGTTGTTCACCTCGGCTGCTATCACGTTCGCTCGGTGGTTGTGGTACGCGTTCACCGAAGCCGCAGCCCACACAGACGGGGCCACTATGCCCACAGTCGCATCCTGCAAGACGAAGTAGTGCTTGTCTAATGTCCCTTTGCAGTTACACCACGCTCTGCCTGCTACGACTATGCCCGTTTCGTCACTCTCGCTGTTGGACGTGACAGCAGGGTCTACACCCACCGTAACCCACAGCATCTCGTCAGGTGCTTTGTTTACGCGGTTAGCGTCTATGTTGGCGAGGGTCCAGAGCGCGCCTTCAACGTCTTCCAGCACTTCAGCGTCTAGCTCTTGCCTGCCGAGCCGTGTGCCTTCATAGCGTGAGATAATGCTGCGGAATGCGGGTGAGAGGTTGTCCAGGTTCTCGTATGTGCTGCCCCTCGACACCGCAACCATGCCGCCCTCTACGTCTTTCAGCAGGCGCTTGATAAGGGGGATGGGCTTAGGGGTGGTCGTTACCACACACTGAGGTTTCTGCCCTAATCGAAGTCCCATCATGAGATTGTTCCAGGTGTCTTCTGCATACTGCCACTTTGCCAGTTCGTCACACCATGCCCCGTCGTGTTGCGGCCCTCTGAGGGCTTCCGGGTCGGCTGCCGCATACAGTGTTGCTTGCGCTCCATTGGGCCATGTCAGCCGCCTCTTGGAAGGCTCGTAATGCGGCCTGCGGTCAGGGTGTGAGATTGCCAGTATGCCGCTCTCGCCCTCGACCATAACATCTCGTGCATCTCCTGCGTCTTCTGCTACCAGGGCCAGCCGCCCACACTTACCGAGGCGTACTTGCTCTTTCACCCACTCAGCGCCGGTTCTCGTCTTACCGAACCCTCTGCCGGCCAGGATAAGCCATGTAGTCCAGTCGCCTGGTGGGGGAAGTTGGTTACTCCTCGCCCACGTCTCCCAACGGTGGTTCAATTCCACCGTTAGCAGCGAGAGCCTTTCTAGCTCGTCCCGCGTCAAGTATTCTATCAACGTCTCTGATGAGGTCGTTTGCTGGAGCTGAGCCATAAGCGTGTTTACCGTCGGGGGTAGTGGGGGCGAACTTCTGGACATACAGGCCCATCATCTCGAAGTACATCCGTTGGTGAGCGAACGAGCCTTTAGCCGCTTCACGTTGGAACGAATACATGACATCGTGATAATTATTGCTCAGGCTTTCGGTGATAAGGCGGTTGACTTCTTCCTTGAAGCCGAGAAGTTGTTTCCATCGCCAAAGGGTAGTCCGACCAACGCGTAATTCGTCTGCAAGCTTTTCTTCCGTCAGGGGCATCCTGAGTTCGGATGGAGTTGCAACCCATTCCATGAATTTGCGTTGGTTGACAGTCCAGATTGTTTCACTTTGTTCCGCAATTGGAGAGGTCATATGTGCAAAAGAAAAGAGGCTACACCTCTCACGCATTGGTGAGTTCGTGTAGCCTCTGGTTCTCAGTGAGCTATTGCTATTCGTCTGTCAAGGGTATCTTACTTGGTGGATAACGGTTTGTCAATAGCGAGGTGTCAAATGCTGGTGACCACATCCTGAAACACGCCTTTAGTGCGGATAAGTTTGCCGTTCTCGAATATGCCGACAACTTCCCCGTTACGACCTTCGGAGCGCAATACCCGCAACTTGGGGATGAGTTCAAGGCACATCTTTGCTAATGCCCGATCTTCAGGGGTTGCGGTTCTATCGTCTGCAATGTGACGCAAAGTGCTTTCCAACTCGCTACTCCTTTCGACTGGCATGACTGCGTGCTAACTCTCCTGCTGTTTGGTAGGGTCGGGTAGTGCTGCTATAGCTTTCTCGTAATGCTCCTCACAAAAGGCGAACACTGTATCGTCCACGCCCATATGCTTGACTGAAAAGAGAGCGTAGGCGCAGTTTTCAAGGGCAGTCTCCAGTTTCCTCTCCCGCTCCCCCTCCACAGCCTTGAGGCGGGCTTGCAGGGTGCGGATGAGGTTCGCCAGTTTTGCTAACTCGTCACGTTGATACTGAGTTAGACGGGCGTTCATAATGACCGAGAGCGCGTCAACTACTAGTTGTACCATCTCCTGCTCACTCATAACCTGCCCCTCTGTCGGTTGCTCTTGTGGGTTATCGCTCATTGTTGGGTGTCTCCTGTTCTAGTTCCTTCAAGCAGTCGGGGCAGAGCCAACCATACTTGCTTGTGTACTTCCAACCCCGCTCCTGCATTTCCTGAGCAGGCGTTAGGTGGGGCTGTGGGGCTGTAGGTTCGTGCCATTCGCACCCACCACAATGTGCCCAATACTCAGCCTGTATCCTGCCTTTACGCGCAAAGTCTCTCACTCCCGCACCTCCCCCTTCTCAGCCTCTTGTGTAGGGGCTTCTTGTGGCGTAGGCGTAGGGTTGAGTAGGGCGTGTGCCGCTCTTATCTGCCCTGCTGTCAAGAACCACAACCCTGTTGGATATGCTGGGGCTAATTCCAATGTCACCATCATGTCTTCGTCATAAATGGGGCCGAACTTAGTAGCCAGCGCATCTAAGTATGCCATCAGTTCATCAGCGCCTATCGGCCTCAGAGCCTCACGCAGCCGTGCGTTCTCTGCTTCTAAGTCGGCTATGCGCTCGATTAGGGCTGGGATGTCTTCACGGACCAGCACATACAGGAACGAAGTAGTATCCGCTAATGGCCCCCACACATCCTCTACCCGCTTCTTGATTGCGTCTAAGTCCATATCAAACCTCCTCTAATGCCTGCTCAATCGTTTGTAGTGCCTCGCCGTTGTCCACCATAGCCCCTGAGAAGCGCAGGACGCGCCAGCCCATAAGAGTCGCGGTATTGTACTTGTCACAGTCGCCGTCAAAGCCTTCACCGAAGCTATGCCGGCTACGGCCCCACTTTGTACCGCCTTCCACCTCGACGGCCAGCAAAAGAGAAGGCCAGGCAAAGTCGAAGCGCCACCGTCTGACAGGGTGAAAGCGGTACTCATGCACCGGCTGAGGCACACCGGCTGCTCTCATTTGCAGGCTCAGTTGTTGCTCTATGTGGCTCACCCCCAACCAACCCCCTTCCAGCATATCGCTGATAACCTCGCTTATGTGGACCAAGCCGCTACTCGTTGTCTTCATGTCCGTATACCCTCGTCATGCTCTGAAATAGCGTGCGCTCTTTGATAAACCGCATTGTCACCACGCCCAGAGGCCCAGCGCGGTGCTTCGCTATATGCAAGTCGGCCACCCCCTGATTTGAGGGCGTTTCCCGATACATTTCCTCACGATGGATAAAGATCACTATATCGGCGTGCTGTTCTATCTCGCCACTATCCCTCAGATCGGAGAGCATGGGCACATGGTTCTGGCGCTGTTCAACCTGCCTGTTCAACTGAGCGCACACTACAACGGGGATGTCTAGCTCACGCCCTAGCACCTTTAGCTTACGGGCAACTTCCCCCACCTCCAGCACCCGGTTATTGTCTTTGCGAGGTGCTGTCACCAGTTGCAGGTAGTCCACGAACAGGATGCCTATGCCGTGCTCGGCTTTCATGCGGAACGCTTTAGAGCGGAGTTCCTGTATACTGATATTCGCGGTGTCGTCTATGCACTTCTTTAGCTCGGATAGCCTGCCTATGCTGCTTTGCAACCGGCCCCGCTCTGTGTCGGTTATGTACTGGCCGGTGGTGAGTTTGTATCCGCTTATCTTTGCCTCGTCAGCGAGTAGCCGGTGGACCAGTTCTTGGCGCGCCATTTCGAGGGAGAATATACCGGCTGCATGCCCTCGCTCGGCTGCGTGCTTTGCCATGTTCAGGATAAGGCTCGTCTTTCCCGTGCCGGGGCGGGCTGCAATCACTACCAGCTTGCCAGGTTGCCAACCGCCCGTTATCCGGTCGAGGTCCACAAAGCCCGAAGGCACACCCAAACCCCCTACCCCGTTCTCTTCCAGGGCTTCAAGCTCTGCTGAGAACTCGGCAAGGGCATCCTTTAGCGTCAGGATGTGCCCCTGGCCGTGCCGCTTTGTTGCTTCGGATACCATGCCCTCAACCTTCGCAATCAGGGTGTCAATGTCGGCTGTGCTGGTGAAGGCTTCCCCTGCGGCTCTGGTAAGTGCGCTGATCATGCGGCGACGAATCGCCCTGTCTACAACGGCGGCCGCGTAATATTCGGCGTGTACTGAGGTGGGGCAGGCATCCACAAGGCCCACGAGGAAGGCATAGCCGCCTACTTTGTCGAGATCGCCCCGGCGTTGTAGCTCGCTAGCCAGTGTCACCACGTCAGGAGGCTCGGCGCGCTCATACAAGGCAAGCACAGCAGCGTACACGAGGCCCAAGCGCTCGTTCTGGAAGTCTGCGGGGCGTAGGAGAGGCGCAACCTTTATCACGGCGTCGCGGTCGAGGATGAGTGAGCCGATCACCGCTTCCTCTGCGCGTTCGTCCTTTGGTATTTTGGCTGCAAGATCGTCCATTACGCTACGCCTCTCAACCGTGCCAGGAACTTCTCTTTTTCCTGAGCGTCACGTTCAAGCACAG